TTTGTAACGGAGTATCGATAGGGTATAAACACACACTTATAGAAGGTGACAGATACTTTAAAGCAGATCATATTGAATGGTTATTAGACAATCATGAAGCATTGGTATATGTCCTTAATGTGGATATAGAAGCTGAAAACAACAGACACGTTATAAGGGGTGATACTCAATCAGAAGTTTGGCTAAAGGGGCGTAGAAGTCAGATAAATAATATTATGACTAATATGAATTTGATGGGCTCTTTACAACCAAGAACTAATAATACGATTGAACAGCAAATTCAGATAACGGAAGAGATATATGGCAAAATTATTCAGTGACGGAATATACATCGTTGTGGAAAATCCTAATGAGGACACAGCTGGTATAGAATTACAAAACGATCCATGGAAAGGGTTGGTTTATCAATATGGTGATGTCCAATTTATGGATGGAAAACCTGAGTTAAATTTTCAAAGAACGATTAGAAGACTTCCCGAAGGAACAATAGAGCATGAGGATAACATAGATGAACTCCTAAATAATAAGGAGCTAAATGACCTTATGGGTGATATATTAGTGGAATTAATTGAAGAACAGGTAAAGAATGAACAAGCAGAAACTGCAACAGCAGATAAAGCAACATGAGGGCGAAGTCCTAGAAATTTATGAAGATTCTCTAGGGTATAAAACATTAGGAGTAGGTCATTTGATCACGGAAGCTGATGATGAATTTGGTCAAGCTGTAGGAACATCAATAGATCAAGATATAGTTGATGGTTATTTTGATGCAGATTTTTATAAACACGTGGATGAAACTATTAAAGTCTTTGGCAGTCAAGAAGATTTTCATGATTTACCCGAACCCATACAACACGTTTTAGTTGATATGTGTTTTAATCTTGGAGCTCCTCGACTTGCAAAATTTAAAAATATGTTAAGTGCTTGTCGAGAACACGATTGGACTCAAATGGCAATTCAAATGGAAGACTCTCGCTGGTTTAATCAGGTAGGAGTTAGGAGTAGAAACTTACAAACAATGGTATTAAATGTCCCAAAAAGTTAAATGTATCCGTCTTAATACAGGTGAAGTATTAATAGGATTCGTAAGTAGTGGTCTATTATCATATAAGATAACAGACGCACAGGTTTTGATTACATCCGTAGAAGATGGAAACTTTGAAGTAAACCTTGCACCGTGGATACCATATGCAAAGGAATACAGTTTTCAAGTATGGCGGTGGTCAGTAATGTCGGTATTCGACGCAAAGCCACAGTTGGAAACCAACTTTAAAGTGGCCACAGGAAATAAAACACAAAGAGGAAAATAATGAGAGAAGTGATCGTAAAAGCACTACGTTTAAAATACGAAGGTGCAATAGCAGAAGCCCAAGCAAACATCGAGATTTACTTAACCAATTCAGCAGGAATTGGAGAACATCCCGAAATTTTAATGTCAATCGACACTCAAGTCGAAAAAATAGCAGAAGCCGAAGACAAACTTATAGTCTTAGGCCAATACTTTGATTTCGGTGAGAAAGAAACTTTAGTAGAAGAACAACTAGACGAAACAACATCCTTGTAGTATAATAGCTATATGGATTTTTATACAAATGTCTGTCGCACCCGCGACAAGATTCTAGTTAAAGGATATAAAGGAAACGAACAACAAAAGTTGTCTGTTGCCTATCGTCCTAACCACTACGTTCCATCCAAGAGAGGAACAACTCCATTTAAGTCATTAGATGGTAGGCCTCTTGAAGCAGTTAATCTTAACTCTATGGGTGGTGCTAGGAAATTCCGAGAGAAGTATAACGGTGTTCAAGGATTTGAAATTCATGGATACGACAGGTATGTCTACACCTATATTGCAGACAAATTCCAAGACATTAAAGTCAACTTAGACCTTATAAGAATAGCCTCACTTGATATTGAGTGTGAATGTGAGGACGGATTTCCTGATCCAATGGAAGCTCTTGAAAAGGTAAATGCACTAACCATCAAACCATTTGGACAGAAACCTGTAGTTTTTGGTATCGATTATGAGTGGGATAACTTAGCTGTAAATTATATTAACTGTGAGAATGAATCAGACTTACTTAGAAAGTTTATCAAATATTGGAGAGACCAGTCATTTGATATTATTACAGGATGGAATGTTAATTCATTTGACATAACTTATCTTTGTAATCGTATTGATAAGATTCTTGGTGATGACCAACATAAGAAACTTTCGCCATGGGGTATGAGTGATGTTAGAGAATTTGTAGCTCAGGGTTATCAAAAGAACCAAATCTTCAATTTATATGGAATAAACGTTCTTGATTATCTTGAATTGTATCGTAAACATACATTTGTTAATCAGGAATCATATCGATTAGATCATATTGCAAATGTAGAGTTGGGTAAAGGTAAGTTAGATTATTCTGAATATGGAAATCTCCATACGCTTTATCGACAAGATTATCGAAAGTTTCTTGAGTATAATGTTCAAGATGCAGTTCTAATTGAAGAGTTAGAAGAGAAACTTGGGTTGATTGAACTGGTCGAGGCCATGTCATATACCGCACGTTGTAATTATAATGATACGTTTGGGATGGTTAAGTATTGGGAAACCATTATTTACAATTTCTTAAAAGAACAGAATATACAAACACCACCACAGAAACTTAAAGTCGATAAGATGAATCGTATTGTTGGTGCATATGTTAAAGAACCGTTGGTTGGTAAACACGATTGGGTGGTATCGTTTGACTTGAATAGTCTATATCCACATTTGATTATGCAGTATAATATTTCACCTGAGAAGATGATAAAGGCTGACAAGTTGGATGTTAGTGTTAAGACGTTACTGAATAAAGATTGTGATTTATCAGAACTTAAGAATACCACGGTTACACCTAACGGAGCTACATTTAGAAAAGATAAACAAGGATTCCTTCCCGAACTCATGGAAAAATTCTACGACGAACGTAGAACGTGGAAGAAAAAGATGATTGAGTATCAGGTTGAATATCAGAGAGCAGATAAGGAAAGAAGGGCAGAACTTGATACGTTAATTAAACGTGCAAACAATAATCAGATGGTGAGAAAGATTGCTTTGAATTCAGCCTACGGAGCATTGGCTAATCAATACTTTGCATTTTACTCAACTGATCTCGCTGAAGCCATTACTACTAGCGGACAATTAGTCATTCAATGGGCAGAAAAAACCATTAACAAATATCTTAATCAGATTCTTCAAACTGAGGATAAAGATTATGTAATTGCAATGGATACTGATTCATTGTATATCACACTAGATGATTTAGTTAAACAAGTCTTTCCCGAAGATACACCAAAGAACAAGATTATTGACTTTATTAATACGATTTCAGAAGACAAGATTGAGGGTGTTCTTGCAGACGGATTTAAAGAACTTGCAGAATACACCAACGCATTTCAAGATAGAATGCAAATGGGTAGAGAAATTATTGCAGATCGTGGTATATGGACTGCAAAGAAACGATACATTTTAAATGTTCATGATAACGAAGGGGTTAGACTGGCAGAACCCAAACTCAAAATGATGGGTATTGAAACGGCAAAGAGTTCTACACCACAGTGGGTTAGAACAAAACTAACTGAGGCGTTTCAAGTAGTCATGAATGATACCGAACAAGACTTATGGGAATTCGTAGAAGCTTCACGAAAGGAATTCAGAAACCTTCCGCCAGAAGAAGTAGCCTTTCCTAGAGGATGTAAGAATCTAAGACAGTATAGTGATGCAACACACATTTATTCTAAAGGAACTCCGATTCATGTAAGGGGTTCATTGTTGTATAATCATCATCTTAAAAAGAAGAATATTGATAAAAGATATGAGTTGGTTAAAGAGGGTGAAAAGGTTCATTTCTCTTATCTTACAGTTCCAAATCCTATCAATGAAAATGTGATTTCATTTTTGAATGTCTTACCAAGAGAATTGGATTTACACAGATTTGTAGATTATGATATGCAATTTGATAAGGCATTCATCGAACCATTGAAGGCTGTTATCAGTTTAATTGATTGGAATGTTGAACCAGTTGCCAGTCTAGATTCGTTTTTTGGATAGCCAATCCAAAAATTCCCTAAATAGTAATTAGTTATGAATCCATTTATATACAAAGCGAAAGTATTGAGAGTAGTCGACGGCGACACTATAGATGTAATGTTAGACTTAGGTTTCAACTTCTTTCAAAAAGGACGAGTTAGGCTCGTAGGTATAGATACACCTGAGAGTCGCACAAGAGATAAAGTAGAAAAGATATTTGGTAAAGCAGCGAAACAATTTTTAGTAGACTGGGTAGAGAAATATCCACATATTTTGGTTGAAAGTGCTTCAAAGGGAAAATTTGGTAGGATTTTAGGGAATTTATACGATCCTGATAAGACAGAATGTTGGAATGATATGGCGATCGAAGCAAATCATGCAGTTCCTTATCATGGCCAAAGCAAGGATGATATCAAAAAGGGTCATTTAAAAAATCGTGAAATTTTGATTAAGAGAGGTGAAGTGGTATTGTGAGTATTGAAATTCTTGACATTTTTTATATTTTTATGATTGCTGTTATATTCGGTTTTATAGTTCATATAGAAGCTGAAATGAAACAGTTAAAAACTATGATGCATGAACACGTGAGATACGACAATACTTTAGCAGACATAAAAAATGGTTTTAAAAAAGAAGGAACTGACTAAAAACCACCTTTTCAAATCCCGCATTACGTAGTATAATGTAGTATACATTATGAGAGGTGTTATATGTCATTTATAAAAGACCTTGTTAAGGCAAGTGGAAACGAATATGCAAACCTCGTTTCCGAAGGGGTGACAGCAGGGGATGTAGATTCATTTATTGATACAGGATCATACATTTTCAATGCACTCCTAAGTGGTTCACTATACGGTGGACTAGCACAAAACAAAATCACAGCACTCGCAGGGGAATCTGCAACAGGCAAAACATTCTTTGCATTAGGAGTGGTCAAACAATTTTTAGACGATCATCCTAAAGCTGCAGTGATTTATTTCGAGTCTGAATCAGCACTTACACAGGAAATGATTGAAGATAGGGGTATTGACTCCAATCGAATTGTAATCGTTCCAGTGATCACAGTGCAAGAGTTCAGAAATCAATCTTTAAATATTCTTGACAAATACTTGGAGACTCCCGAAAAAGAGAGACCGCCAATGTTATTTGTATTGGATTCACTTGGTATGTTATCAACAACCAAAGAGATTGAGGATACTGCAGCGGGAAAAGAAACAAGAGATATGACCCGAGCCCAAATAGTTAAGGGTTCATTTAGGGTGTTAACTCTTAAACTTGGACGTGCTCAGGTTCCGATGATTGTAACTAATCACACATATGATGTGATAGGTTCTATGTTTCCTCAGAAAGAAATGGGTGGTGGAAGTGGACTCAAGTATGCAGCTTCTTCAATAATATTTCTTTCTAGAAGAAAAGAAAAAGAGGGAACAGAAGTTGTAGGACAGATTATACATTGCAAAAATGCAAAATCAAGATTGACGGTTGAGAATAGAGTAGTCGATGTAAGATTATCTTATGATAAAGGACTTGATAGATATTATGGTCTATTAGACCTTGCTCTTGCAGCGGGTATCTTTAAGAAGTCCTCAACAAGAATAGAACTTCCAAATGGTAAAACAGAATTTGGTAAGACAATTAATAACAATCCCGAGAAATACTTCACAACTGATGTGATGGAAAAACTCGAAGACGTAGTGAAAGAATATTTTAAATATGGAAGCAAGAATAGAACAGACGATACTCAAGAATCTGATTCAGAGTGAAGAGTTTTCACGGAAGGTAATTCCTTTCTTGAAGCCTGAGTATTTCACCGAGAGTGACGAAAAAACTGTATACAATGAGATACAGGAATACTTTCAGAAATATACTAAGACACCAACAATAGAAGCACTTCTCATAAATCTTGACAATAATACTTCACTTAATGAAGTAGTTGTTAAGACATCAAAAGCTATTGTTGATGAGATTGGTAAATCTCTGCTAGACGTAACTCCACAAGACTGGTTGGTTGACGAAACTGAAAAGTGGTGCAAAGATAGAGCAATCTATATTGCAGTCATGGACAGTATCGAGGTCATTGACAAGAAATCAAAAAGGTCTACAGGTGAAATACCAGAGCTTCTAAAGGATGCGCTTTCCGTGTCTTTTGATACACATATCGGACATGATGTATTAGAAGACGCAGATGAACGATATGAATTTTATACTACAACAGAGACAAAAATACCTTTTGATCTAGAATACTTTAATAAGATTACGAAAGGTGGATTGCCTAATAAGACGTTAAACATTTGTCTTGCTGGAACAGGTGTAGGTAAATCATTATTCATGTGTCATATGGCGTCAAGTCATTTGATGATGGGTAAAAATGTTCTTTATATTACGTTGGAAATGGCTGAAGAAAAAATTGCTGAAAGAATTGATGCAAATATTCTCAACGTTCCAATGAAAGAACTGCCTGATCTTTCTAAGAAAATGTATAGTAAAAGAATTGACAGAATTAAGGATAAGACTAAGGGCAAATTAGTCGTTAAAGAATATCCAACAGCAGCTGCACACGCGGGGCACTTTAGACATTTATTACAAGAGTTAGATGTTAAAAAAGATTTTCAACCCGACGTAATCTTCATTGATTATTTAAACATTTGTGCATCAAATAGAATTCGGCCAGGCGCTGGTGCAAACTCATATACATTAGTTAAGAGTATTGCAGAAGAATTGAGAGGCCTTGCGGTGGAATATAATGTTCCAATTATAAGTGCAACTCAAACCACGAGAGCTGGATATGCGTCTACTGATATTGGTTTAACAGATACATCTGAATCATTTGGATTACCAGCAACTGCTGACTTTATGTTTGCATTGATAACATCCGATGAATTAGAAGAGTTAGATCAGTTGGTGATTAAACAATTAAAGAATCGATATAATGATCCAACGATCTTTAAACGATTTGTAATTGGAGTCGACAGAAGTCGCATGAAATTATACGATTGTGAACAGGAAGCACAAGAAGAACTGATAGAATCAGCAATAGAACAAGCAGACGATGTTCCATTGATGGATCGAGCTGAGAAATATCAAGATTTTAAAATATGAACAAACACAGAAACAGTTTGAGACGGTGGTTATTGTTTAAATGGTATGACCTAGAATGGTGGTTCACTGATTTAAACGCATTAGAACTTGCTTTAGTCGCCTTAATCGGGATTATTTGCATAGCCATCCTTGTAGTCCTTATTTAGCCAAAAGCCCCTAGACACTTGGGGGCTTAATAGTGTATAATATTACTATATTAACTATGAGAAGTGATATGAGATATACTATATTATTAATATCCACACTGGTTCTTGCATCGTGTGGAGGCGGAAATTCTTCCGTTGAAGTGGTTATACCACAACTAAGCAACACCAATACGGCACCAACACCAGTGACATCACAGGTGAATGTGTCTTCCACAATCTTACCTACTGCCGTCATTGACGGTTATATATCAGGTGCTAATGTTTACGTTGATATGAACTGGAATTTTATACAAGATTCGGGTGAACCCAGCGCAACAGAAGATATTATAAGTCAAACATACGACTTTTTACCTGCGGAGTTTGCTGCGGTAAACAACTTTTCAGAAGCTTGTGCAGCCAATAGACCTAGAATTGCCGAAGTTCCTGTAGGGGCTGAGGATAGCGTCAGAGGAACAGTAACTGAAGCATATACTATGGTCTACTTCCCTAAAGAAGTAAACTCAGTAGAGGAACGCGCAAATGTGACACCATTTACAACTTTGTTTACAGGGTTTGTTTTAGATTCTTTGGGAAATAATACCATAGCAGTTGTAGACAGTTGTGGTTCAGTTGCAGAACAAACTGCCGATGCAGTATTAGATAGAGTTCAAGAAGTTTTAAATGATCTAGAAAGAACCTTTGGAATTCTCCCTGATTATTTCTACGATGATTTCATCCAAAGTTTAGATGCAAATAAACAACAAATCGGTGAGTTTATTGTAGACTTTCTTATTACCATTCATCAAATTGAGGGTATATTAGAAGAATTTTACGATAGACAGATGTTGTCTTATCCATCAACAGAATTGGTTAACACGATACTAAACGGAACGCCGTTCGATACGGTAACATTTCATTTAGTATCGAAGACTATTCCTGAGGAATTAGATAACTATTTTCAATACTCTAGGCGTCATGCTTATAGCAACTTAGTTGCAAATTCGTCAGGACAACTTCTAGATGGAAATGGTGATCCAGTTTCAATAACTTTAGCAAATATCA